CCCTGCCGCTCGCGCTCGCGGACGGGACGGTGCTTCTGACCCTCGGGAACCTTGCACGGGCTAGCCTCGATGAGGCCGCTCTTAACCGCGGCGTTCATGCAAACCGAGAGTGTCATATAGATCGGACGTGTGACGCCCGGCCCCTTCGCATCCCAGACGCGCTGGTACCATGCGTCAACGTCCTCGACACTGATCGCCCCGAGCGGCTTCGCGCCGAAAACCGGGACGAGCTGCCTCATCCGATAGGTGTGAGTCTGAATAGTCTGCGGTGTGCGACCCAGTCGCTCGAGCGACGCGAGCCACCTCTCCGACCATGCCGCGAAAGTGATAGCCGCGCGCTCGGCGGCGACCTCCTGCGCGCGATCGCGCTCGCGGCTCTCCTTCGGGCTGACCCAGGTGCCCTCGCTGATCTCGGCCTCGACGTGTGCGAGGAAGGCGCTCGCGTCGGTCTTGCGGATGAAAGACCGCCCGGCGGTGTACTTGCCGCCGTCCGGGCCTGTGTATCGGACCTCGAAGCGTCCGCTGCGGGCTTTTCGGATCGAGCCGAAGGCTCTCCGTCCGCTCATATCGCCTCCTAGATAGGGAAGTGGCGCACATCTTTTTCCACTGTCTGCGCCACGCCTGCGCCACTGACAATGCTATACCCTGACGCATCCTGACATATAGGCGAGTGGGCGGACAAGCACCGAAAACCTTGTGAGGGCAACGAAAACCCCGGAATCTCAATGAGATTCCGGGGCGTGTGTGGAGATGGGGGGAATCGAAACGGAGGCCCCTTATCGCGCCGAAAAGTGGGCGCACCTCCTCGCGTGCGCCACTACAGCGCCACTAGGTTTAGTGGAATATGCGGCCCCAGCCGCCGGGCTTCGGGGCGGACTGCTGAGGCTTGCCGGTCCAGTGGGCAGGAGCGGGCGGGGCTGCGGGCGCAGGCTGAGACTGTGCGGCCTTCACGGCGGCACGGGTGTGTGCAACGAAGCGCATCAGTCCATCGACGGCTTTGCGCTCGAAATGGAGAGTCAGCAGCGCTTGCCGCGTCTCGATCATGAGCCACTTATCCCCGCCGCTCCTCTTCTTCGCAGCAAACGCGAGGATGCCGAGCGTGACGAGGCGCGTCGCAGTCACGCGCGCCTGCATGGCCTCGCCGTCCTCGACCTCGACGCTGACGACGTCGGTTAGAGGGATCCGCTGGATTGCCTCGCCGCGTCGCTTTGAGTCGTAGAGCAGCTCGGTGTCGGTGCAGATGATCTCAGCGGGGTCGGATGAGTAGAGGCGGAAAGCGCCTTTAGGGCGGTGCATAGCTCCTCCTTTGAGTGCGACCTATCTATATGGGCAGTCTACAGCTCGCACGAGGACGTGGAGGCTATTCCGGAGAGGCTTCGTCCGCGAGGCGGCGCTCCGCCTCGGCAGCTACATCGGAGCCACTGACTCCGAGAGCTTCGCACATCGCACCGAAGTCGCTCATCGTACAAACAGTGTCGCCCGCGAAGATCTTGTAACAGCGCGCGCGAGTGATGCCGGCCCGCTCGGCCAGGCGGTCGATAGTCAGGTCCAGACTTTGCAGACGCTCCTTGAGTACAGCTAAGACAGCGCGTTCAAAGGGACTCGATTTAAGAGATCTGCTCCCCATGAGGTAAGCATATCTACTTTTGTAGACCCATGTCACATGAAAACGAGTTGCAAAAGCTCTATTTGTAGACTTATATAGTAGTCAT